GTCGTATTCCTTTCCGCCAAAAGGTTGGGAAATGAACTTTGTAGTCCTTGGCGTTGTGTACCGTGTATCGAACCTTCCAAATGCATCGACAAACGGCTCTGTCGTATCGCCAGAGGCTGCAGAGGTGCTCATGGTACCCGAAAGGATACCGACTACTTGGCCATCAGTACTGGCCAGCTCGTTTTCGACTGCTAAATCTTGATATAAAACATATCCCTCTGAACTGAACTTGAGTGGATCAGTATTGAGAACCTTAGAAATGTAGTTAGTATCGGCAGGGTCCAAAGAAGCAGTCAAAATTCTAATTCCGGCGTGACCCTCGGCTGAGCCGTAGCTAGCGCCTCCTGTAGAAGAGCTCAAAACCAGTTTAAAGTACCGTGTGTTGGTCAACGGCGTACCTGGTATGGCAGCTGCGGTCGTTGCATCCGTAAAGGTGTTTGCTGCCGTGTAAGAACCGGTAGGCGAAAGAATTTCTACTTTGGTTCCTGTGGAATTAAGGATCACCCCTCGAACTAATCGAACTGTATCAGAAGCGCCGTCGCGGCCGCCCAAGCTGTAAGATTGATTGTCAGTGAAAATGGGATACCCTACTGCTTCATCGGTAGGCACTGTATGGTTTGCCACCAGAAACTGTACCACACCTTGATGTCTTAAGTCTCCCTTTGCATGTACTACCGATCCAGTAATTTGGAAACCGGCGTTCTTGACTATTCCTTGTAATTCAGTATTGGCAAAGTCTGTCGATGATTCGTTAGCGCCGGCACCTAAAACTCGTAAATATGTAAGCGCCGTTCTTTGATTCAGGAACTCACGCACTGCATAAGGACCGAACCTTTCTGGGTCTAATGAGCCAAATTTAGTTTCGAAATCTGCAAAGGATCCAATAGTTACAGGCACAAAAGCCGGGCCTTCGTTTGCCGTACCGATAACTCCGGCGGGGGTACCAAGTGGTGCTACAACTCTTCCTGAAAGGTCAATCTCTTGCTCGAAAAATCCGGGTGAACGAAATGTTTGCTCAGCCATCGTATCTCCTAGGGTAATTCATCATGTATAAGTATGATGTGGAAAGCAAAGAAATCCAGCAAGTATCGCCTCACGCTTACTTACACCAGTTTTCTACATTGTTGATAGTACTATTTTCAGTACGGTCTCTCCACTTCTTCTGTCTCTAGACTTAACCAGCACTGCTGTGGACACCACCTCGCCGGTAAAAGGATTCTGTGAAAGTTCTATCGTCTTAGCGTAGCTAGTGGTCTCGGCACCACCGACGGTGCTGACCGGGTGGGTCGCCAGATAATCGTTTGGAACAGTCCCTCCTAAAGCCTGGCCAGGTGGCGTATTTTCAACTCTAATGTCGTCTAAAATATAGGCGTTTGGATTGCCAGAAGGAACGTTGGCAGGAGGAGCTTGAGCGAAGTCGCCGACGCTTAAGACATCCGCAGTGAAGCTTATGTCGGGTGCAGATAAGTACTTCCTCAAAACATTTTGGGACCCCTGAAACGCTGAACCGATAATGTAAGCCGGTATCGTGATATTGAAAGAATACCTCACTAATCGTTCACTGTCGGTAAAATCGTCAAAATTATTGCCGGGCGATAAAGTTTCATCAAAATATCCTACAAACCAATACCCCTTCGAAGTCTCTAGCTTGAACGTCCTTTGTGAATACGATTGGTATAAAGACATGAGCGCCATCAGCATGTTATTCATTTGAGTAGTGTATTGAGTCCAAAAGGTAATTTCGTAAGTTGCTGTGTAATACTTGGGAGGAGGCAAAGTTATGATTTCGAAAATGTTTTTTCCTAAATCAGGAGCCAAAACTTCACCATCTAGAGTAGCCACTGTCTTTTCGTATCCCAGACGACGAGTCGCGACTCTTCCCGGCAAGCTGCCACTAAGGGCAGTGGATTTTGCTGCGGAGGAGGCTAGATCATCAGAATTTATGAGACCTTGCTTGTTTATGAGCTGTTGGTAAAGAGGATCTTTGACGCTTAGCCTTTTTTTGATCGTCAATGGCACGTTTTGATTGGTTCCTGCTCCTAAGCCGGGGGCTTGTGTAACGCCTGTTCGCATGATCGACACCAAAGGCAAAATCAAAGCTCCTGCTCGATCTCTTAGCGGTTCCTTCCTGCGAAGAACAGCAAATCTTTCACCGGTTGCAAAAATCACAGGCGATCGACGAACTGAGCCTTTATATTCGTACGTAAAAGGCAACTGCTTATCGAACAGTTCGAAAAGAGCTCTGTCTACGTCCTCGATAGTACAACTAGGGACATCGTAATCATCAGGAATTGAATTTCCCTGCTGAATTTGAGCTGCAGTCTTGCCTCTTTCATCAGTTCTAATCGACATATGTCACCTACGAGTCACTATAAAAAGAAGAATCGATCATTCCGATCTCGTCCACAGATTCGTTCCCTCCTAAAGGAGAAACTTCTGCGGGCCCTGAAATAGGTTCATCGAGGACGCCCTTCTTTATTAGCGACCTCTCATCGTCCGTTGGGCCTAATTGATTTTCTGGGAATCCTCGTTGTTGTGCAAACGTTTCTTGAATCGCGCCAGGATCAGTATACGATTCGTCAGTAGGCCCGATGGGTATCATATCTATCAGACCGATTCTCGCTTGCTGGCCAGTCAGCACGAGTCCCACACTATGTTCCACCTCTCCAAACACTTGGCTCTGAATATTTGCATTCGTTATTTCGAAAAATGTGTCTCCGTAGCTAAAAAAATCTCCGGGCTCTGGGTCAATGTCTCTATCCATTAGATCTCTTTCGTGCAAGAAGACTGTGATACTTGCAATCTGCTCACTTCCAAAACGGCCAGTAGAAACTTGACTGGGTTGCCATTCTACACGGGCGTCCACCTCTACCGGAGGGTTAAACACTTTATTAACCGACTCTTCGTAAACATCGTGGATGTTAGATAAGTCTTCGCGAACCTTGTAATAGTAAATCTTTTGGCCGACAACATCCTTGATGATTTCTTTAGTAAGGTCAGAAATTAAATCAACTTCTCTAGGCGTAATAAATAATCTAGACATTTATCACCCTATTAAAATTGCTCGGCCATTAGGAATCGGGATATTACGAAGAATCCTACTGAGGTTTTCGCTAGCTCCTGCCTCGTCCTCCAACATTGCACTGTACGTTAATTCATTGACCATAGCAACCAAACTTTCGCGTAAGGAGGTTTGGTCTTCTCGACCTTGCGACACCAACTCTGTCCCGTTTAGTGAAAGGTCGCTCCCTGGGATGGGAACAGTTGAAAACTTTGACCTTATTTGCCCTAAGAGTTCCGTAGAAAGCGCCAAACAAAATTGCCTGACCCATTGACGGCCGATCGAATTTATCAGCGTAAAAGAAAGCCTACCAAAAGGCACGTTCGAAAGGTTACTCACGCCATATATCGAGTCATCGTTATAAGCGGGGTCCATAGGATCCGGCGAGAAGCCAACTCTTACCCATATCTTCTTAGGTTTAACCGGGCTTCCAGTCGGCTCAGGAAAAACGCGTATTTTAGTCCCAGATATCCTATAGGAATAATTGCTTCTTCTCACTCTAGTAGACAGATCTAGCTGGCCAGCACGGAGAACGTCCTCAAAGACCGGAAGGATGTAAAAAACAGTTTCCGGAGTATAGGATTCAAACGCAAACTCATTAGCCAGATAATTGACAGCGCTCGTAGTGTCAAAAAATCTATATGCGTTTGAAGGAGAAAAATGGAACACCTCCAATATTTTCATTTTAGACTGCGGGTTGTTTAGAGCATTCGAAAAAAGAGTGGCCCCAGAATCGTCCTTTAGGTCCTTATACAGGTCATAATCTTGTACATTGGCAGTCATGGTTATAGAACCAGATAGAGTGTTGTAAGAACCCCCCAAGCCAGCATCAGATGCATAAGGCTCAGCCCTGCGTAGCATGAATTCAAAGCTTTCCCTAGGGAAAAGTTGCTCACTTCCGCTCAGAGATCCAGTTGCCATGCCTAACAAATTAGAGAGTTGAGATTTCGCCTGGTGCTCGTTTATGATAGCCCCATAGGCACAAAACGATTCCTCAAAACAGGCCCATATCTGTTTTTTGGTCAACTCTACAGACAAAATGTCATCTCCTAGCTTCCGCTTGACGAAAGTAACCATTCCGTCAGCCTC